CCAACTGCTCTTGGTTGTACTCCATCTTGATATATGCCCGTATACGCCGCGGCATATGAACTATGTCTGCCCACAATATTAGCAGTTGAATTTAAATTAGCAGTAGGTTTTAAATTACGATAAATCTCATATAGTTCAGTTACACTGGGGACATACCAATCATTAAATCCGTTGATAGTTTTATTTTGTATATCTGTAGCTCCAATGAAGCCTGCAGTTGCCCAAGCGTTTGTTGCTGCCTTTCCGTCATAACTAAATAATCTTACCTGCTCGTCAGTACAATTTAAAGCTGTAGAAGTGTTACTCCATTTTGTTAATCCTGGAAACGTTGTTTGACTAAATGCGGGATCTGTTGGCCAAGTATTTTTTGGAGGTATTACTAAATCATAAACACTACCATCTGGCCATTGTATTGCTCCAGCATAATACCCGCCAAAAGAAGCTACATTTGCCCCATATGAAAAACCACTTAAACCGGTTGCAGTGCCTCTAGTATAGTTACTAGAAGTAGCTGATCTAGTTATGTGTAATATACCACCCATCAACTTACTCCAGAACCACTAATCCACCATGCATTAGTATCTGTTTTTAATAATGAGGCGAATCCCCAAGATGAAATATTTGCATTGGCTCTTAGTCCTGCAGTGCCTGCAAGATATAATGTTACGCCAGGATTTAATACTTTAATATTACCTATGCCCTGTAAAACAATACTAACAGCTGTTCCTATAGGAAATGCTACGTTGGCATTTGTTGGTATTAATATACTTTGTAGAGCAGTGGTTTGACTAAGAATGTGTTTACCTTGATCCAATAAAGATAAGGTATAACTAGTATTCTGTAAATTTTGAGGTATTCCTAAATACCCAATATTTACTGTACCTGTAGTATTGGCTAAAATACTTACATTGCCTGTTGTTAGTAACGGAGTAACTACTGTAATTATATCAGAATTTGCCAAAAGTGAAAAAACACCTGTTGCGCCAACATTTCCTGTTAACCCAGTTGCGCCTGTTATACCTTGAAGTCCTGTTGCACCTGTTGCGCCTGCACCGGTGGCACCTTGTGTGCCAGTTGCGCCTGTTGCACCAAAACCTGTAGCACCAGTTGCACCATCAGAACCATTACTTCCAGCAGCGCCTGTGGCACCAGTTGCACCGCCAGGACTTCCTGTTGCGCCTGTTAGTCCTGTAGCTCCTGTAGCTCCAGTAGTTCCTTTAACGCCCGTAGCACCAGTTGCACCTACTCCTGTAGCACCAGTTGCTCCTGTTGGACCTGTAGCACCAGTTGCACCAACTCCCGTAGCACCAGTTGCGCCGCCGGGATCTCCGGGGTTGCCTTGAGGGCCCGTAGCTCCAGTTGCACCATCTGTACCGGTGCCAGTAGTTTCTCTATTAGCTGCTACTAAATCTACAAGTAAAATTTGATCTGCCATTTTATTTCCGATTATTATCTGTTATTTATTAGTTAAATCTTCCATAGTATATTTTATATGATATAGAAACTTCAACATCTCCATCCACATTAAGAGAACCAGTTTTATCTAATTGTTGATTACATATCATTTTTAATAAACCATCTTCTTGAATAATATCCACAATCGAACTTCCAAGAAATTCTCTAGTAGTCGGTTGATATATTTTTCGAACAATAGTAGAGCCTGCTCCGCTTACAATTTTATTATCTGTATCCGAAACACCGCCAGTGATTTTAAAAAATGGCAAAATAAAACTATCCTCAAGAGCAGAAGATATGTAAGTATTTGAAAGTGTTATTACCGTATCGGCTCTGTCTATTACAGTAGTTGAATAATTTACATCAGGTGCATAAATTTTAGGTACGCTAACTGTGCCAGAAAATTCATGAATAATGTGGGAGAATCTTTTATCTAAAGAAAATTTAATATTGCCATAAGCATCGGTTATAGTAAAAGCATTATTTTGATTTAAAGATATACCCATTATTGCACCTTAAGATATACTACATTACTAACAAAATCTATAGAACTATTGACATAATAATTGATACTATTATATTTGTATGTCAAACTTTTTCCGCTATTTTTAAATGTAGAGCCTATTGGCCATATAATAGTATTAGATGATAATGCAGAGTTAACTCTGCCATCGTATAAACCACCAGTTAATGGGTTGTAATTACTCGATTCATCCAATGTTCTACCTTCAAAATATCCTGTGGTTATATAATGTATCGTAGCATTATATGTATTATATCCATATATTGATCTTAAGTCTGCATATTTGTTCAAATACGCAATAGGATTAAACGAAATACTTCTTCCTTGGCTTGCACCATATTTAGCATAATGTTCTTGTCCTTTGGTATAATTTGTTCCAAATGCTGTAATTAAATCTATATAACTTGCAATATATCTTAGCGCATATTCTGGAGAAATATAAAAAATACTTTCAGGAAAAGAACCAGATATCTTTGTATTTGCCCCGGGTATACTTTGAAAATATGAATTAGGATCTTCTGTTGTTGCGACAGATGTAATAATTTCTCCACCAACCAACCCTCTCAAATATAAATTTAAAGGTGTCGGTGTGTATGTATAAGTTCCATCTAAATTATCTGTTGCGGTATATAATATATTTTTACTAATCTCAATAGCATATCCTATTGAATCGGATTTTAATGTATATGAATATGCTCCTGTTGTCTTTTCCCAATCATAGTGCGGATATGTATTTAATTGTCTAACGATTCCTGGAAAGGAAACATTATTAATTGTAAATTGAAAAAACCCTGTTCTAGTAGGAGCTTTATCTACTAAAATTAAATTTATAAAATCGTCAGTTTTTATTTCGCCGTTGATAGAATAATTTTCTATGAATGGGCCAGATATAGGAGGCTTCGGAGCCAATGCTTGTCTTTTTGGTATATCTATGTATGCATTATATAAAATACCCTGATCTGTTTCTTGAAATATTCTTAGTTCTAGTGATTTTAAAACTTTAGTAAAAGCAAAATTTCCAAGCTCAGGTTGTAACGGATCTTTTACAATGTAAGTTTTTGAAGAATCAAAGACATTCCCAAACGTCACTCTGTCTTCTGATAAATTTAGTAAATATACATTAGCCATTATGGTACCTGCGCTGATTGACTAAATGCCAATATAGTGTATCTTCTAGTTAAAGATGGTAACAAATCATTTTTATTTTCATAATTTTCTTTAATATAAAATTTCGTAGAGTCTATTATAAACGATGCAGTTCTAATAGAAGTAAAATTTACTGTTTGAATATAGTTATTATTTGAAATAATTTCTCTGGTATCTGTATCTAATAAAATTGCTGCAGGTGGATATTCAAAATTATGATAAGCCACAGTTGTTAATAACTCACCGGATGATCCTTTTGGAACGCTTTCAAATTTATAGGAAAAATCTAAAGTCCATTTAATATCCAAATATTTAAATCTTGTATCTAAATAAATTCTATCTAAAGAATCAAATCTATTATAGACGGGATAATCGTTTCCCTCATATCCCGAAGGATTATTAAAAATTGATACTACAGGTGCCCCTGCAATATTACCTGCCCATAAAACATTTGACATTTAGATTTCTATTCTGAAAAATTTACTATTTAAATCTATTACCATTCTTCCGTCAGTTGATCTTAAAACACCGGATGTAATTGTTCCTGCATTTTGCGATAAATCAGAAAGAGCAGTTGCGCTAATTGCAGATACAGCAATTGCTCCTGTTGACAATTCTCTGGAAGTTATAGAGCCAACTTGAATTCTGTTTCCTGGAATTGAATTTGCTGCAATTTCTCTGGCAGTAATAACGCCTGCTTGAATTTTGGAAGAAGTAATACTATTTGCTGCAATCTTTACATCAGTAACAGAACTTGCCGCTAATTCTCTTGTAGTAATAGTATTACTTACTAAAGTAGTTCCTATAATAGTATTTGCAATTAATTTATTTAATGTGATAGATGAATTTGCTAATTCATTAGTGCCTACTTGTGCAGAATTTAAAACTATACTTGTTGCTGTTGTATTTGCACCGGGAGAAAATATATCCCACAAAGACTTATCTGCTCTAAGAATATAAGTTACATTGCCTGTAATTATCAGATCGCCACCGTTGTAATAAGTAACATCTGTAGGCAAGGATGAAACTGTTCTAATTCTAGCAGTACCTACGTTTCCGGAATATTGTTGTATTGTTTGCCAAGCAGAATCGTAAATATATAAGCCTGCACTTGTTCCTGTTTTTCTAAATAATTCCCCTACGTTAGCACTTGCTGGTAATGTGCCACCTGAACTAATGCCAGCGCCTGTGCCTGATGCAGAAACATAATCTGACAAAGATTTCCATGCACCGCTTATAAAAATATAAGCGGTTGACCCAACAACAACTGTTCTGCCGGAATAATTATTAGGATCTCCTACTAAAGGAAGTGTTAATAAAACATCTAATCCTGAAGGAGCATTGGATGTAATTAAACCAGATAAGGTTCTCCATTGACCAGACAAATACATGTATATAATTGCATTACCTGTTTCATAGAATGTAGTTCCTTCTGCGGCAATTGCAGGTCTAACTGAACCTATTGTAACAGCTTGGTCACCTCTAAATCTTACCCATCTTGAATCAGATCCTGCAAGTCTTGCAATCCCTGGATTTGCTAACAATCCTGCCCCGTTGCCCGCAGGATAACTAGAATATGTCCAAACGTCTCCGTTATAGAATACAATTCTACCCTCATAATTAGCTGCTATAGGTAAAGCGGCTACTACAGGAATACCATTTACAGTTACTGTTGTATTACCGGTGCCTGTAGTAACAACAATATTTGCTGCAGATACACTACCTGTAAAACTGTTTATCTGTGCGGTGACATAGTCTTGTGTGGATAATTCTTTATTGAACCATTTAATAGAGCCATTTTCATCTAATAAAAGTGAATCTTTATTGTTTAATGAAAATCCTATTTTACCTAAACCCAAATGATACATACCTGTATCTTTGTCGTTTGCCCACGCATATCCAGGATTTAATTTTGAATCATCTCCAGGTGCGATGTATTGACCATTTGTATATAAGGCATTAAAGTTATCATTAACTTTAATGAAAGCGTCTCGTAACACATCACCATCTCCACTATTTGGAGAAGTCCCGATATTTACGTTTGATAAATTTTTTGATGATGGCATAGTCTTAACTTAATTGAAGATGGTTTTTAATTTGTTCTATCTCAGCTCTTAACATATTTATTTCTTCTTGCATTGACAAAATTTGTTTAGAATGTTTCTTCTTTTGTTTATATTCTTGCAAGGCACCCAAATCTGTATTTAATAAAGCAGAAGATCTAACATCTTTTACATAACCAGGTTCGCCCTCGACCGGAACGTAATAGTTGTTCATTATATTACAGAAATCGCAGATAACGATTTCAAGCTTGGTTGATATAAAGGATTGTTTGAATAGAACACAACCTTAACCTGATAATATGCAAATGTTTCATATTTTGCACTAGATGCAGCAACTTTATATCCCAATCTCGGTTCTAATAATCTATAGGTTTCTGTATTATAAATTACATCCGTTCCGCAAAATGTTTTTTCCGAAGGTGTAACTAATGGCATTTTTATCCAATACTTATCATTAATGCCGTTGGATACTGAAGTATCATCTCTTGCTAATACTCTACAAAATACTTCTACGTCTGTTCCTACCTGACGAGCAACGTCTATTTTAACTTCTAGACCGGTTGAATCAAATCCTGATGCAAGAGCTACGGGTTTACTTATATACCTTGCTTGAGCTGAACCGTTGCTAGGTTTTAATTCGCTATCGGATATTGCTTGCGTGTAATCAGTAATATTTGTTTTAAAAACTTGAGCAGCTAATAGTTGGTTATCCAACATAGGCGAAACATCTTTAGATTTAGATGTAATTTCAATTTGTAAGTTTACATCTCCTGCTTCTGTTGCAACCTGTCTTCCTGTTAATTCTGCATTTTGCCCAGGTTTAACTTCTTGTATATCTGACTTATCTCTTGTGCCTGCGGCAGTTGTCTGTATTTTATAAGAAACTCCTGCAGTGTCTCCAAATTCTGCAGCTGTAGATAATAATCTAAACCTATTATATTCTAAACCGCCATCTGGAATTGCAAGAGATTTTGCATTAATTGTAACACTACCTGTTTCGAATACTGCTTTTGTAAGAACAAAGGTCAAGTCTTCATTATCATCTCCTACCCAATTACCTGTATTTTGAGCTTTAAATAATCTTCCTGCAAAAGGCTGTTTAACTGTTAAGCCATCGCCATTTTTTGCTGTTAATAAACTATATCTTGCAGACTTAGTCATAACACAAAATGCCCATTCTCCAGGCTTTAAAAAGATTGGATGAGTGAATGTAAATGTTGTTGATGGTGATTGCTGGGATACCGGGTCATATACAGAAATGTCTGCAGAATTTTTTAGAACAAAACTACCTGAAAGAAATTCTGTAGTAGACGGCGTACCATTAACCATTTGTCTCAATTCTACCGCAATTGGATAAACGGGATCTTTTTCATATAAGAATAAAGTTATCCCTGTTAAATAAATACCCAATGGATATTTAACTTCATCTACAACAAAAGTTTGAGCAAGAGGATCTAATCTTAATTGAGTGGTATTAACTTGTAAAGTATTGCCTAAAGGATTTGTTCTTATTTTCTCAGTTTTTCTAAGAGAAATTGTTCCACCTTCTTCGGTATTGGCTAAATTTAATCCATGATTATATAAAATTGTTTCTGTTAAGTATGTAGAATTTTCTATACCTGTAGAACTATCTGAGAATGATAAAACTATTTCTCCTACTAAAAATCTATATTTTTCATTGCCACTTGGGATGTATAATATACCGGCGGCGCTTCCTGTTTGATTTGTTACTATAGGATCCCCGATCTGCGCACTAGACGTTCTCGGTCCGCAAAATTCTGTAATATTTACACCATTACAATAAACATATATTCTTGTATTGGGAGGCATTTCCACAACTGCAAAGGCCATTATTTCTGACCCAGCATAAAATGTATCTGCTTGGGTTTTTCCTGTAGATGCAGTGGAAGAAGGAGTGACAGGATTTAGTGCTTTATCTACTTCTTTTTTGGCAAAACGATACAAGTTTTTCGAAGGGTTGCTAAACATTTTTTTAAATTCCTATTAATGAATAATTTATAGATTTATATCCGTTGTTCTCAGTAATAACAGCTTTTGGATATAATTTTTCAACTTCTTGAGCCATTAAACCATAGAATGTTCCATAGCCTGCTCCTGTTAATTTCTTAAACGGTTTCTTATACTCAAATTTATACAAATTTAATCCTGGTTTAATTTTGCGAATAAATTTCACATTCTTTTTCATTCTAATATCTGAGAATGTTTTCTTTAGCCATTTACCAAATCTTTTTACAGGTTTTTCTAAAACTGCAGCTACTGCTAATACTACTGCAACTACAGCAACAACTGCGAGAACTGGCGGCGCGCTCAAAGTAATCGCAAAATAATTATATACAGCGGTAACGCCGGAAACTACTGCACTAAACGCGGCCGAAGCTACTTTACCTATGCTTGCCAGCGCTTCCACCGCACCAGTAAACGCAGAAGCGGCCGCAGTTGAAATTGACGCTCCACCTATTAATGAAGCTGTTCCTGCGCCTGCGATGCCTGCCCATGCAGCTGAGCCTGCAATATAAATACCTGCTGCAACAATACCCCATTCTAATAAATTAAGAGAATAAGTATTACGTTTACTAATATATGCTCTTCCTCTACGATCGTCAATACCGCCAGGATTTGGATTTATAAATGAATTTGCTTCAACTTGACTAATAAAAACTTCTTCAGTATAATTTGCGGTTATAATATCATCTACAAAATTAAAATTCGATGCAGAAACAATTTCTAAATTTACATTATTTGCTGTAAATAGTGGTTCACAAACCCCCTCTGATGTAGAAATTGCAATCGAATAATTTGGATTTTCTATATCCGCTTTACTGAAATCTGTAAAATTTTCTACAAGAATACCCGACTTTAATAATGTGTCGCCATTATCGTTAACAATGATAGATTTTAAATTAGCAATTTCTACAGCTTGAACTCTAATTGCTTTATCCAATGCAATAGTGGTTCTTTCAATTTTTGCAATATCTTGCATAGTGAATCTTTGATTGTCTCGATATACAATATCAATTTCAAATGCACTTGCCGCAAAAGGAGGTATTTGTAATGTTGCTATTGCTAATCTTGATTTAACTATAGGATCATCTTGAGCAACAATGCCGCTAGAATCTACTCCAGTTTCTACATACAATCTATTATATGGAGAGTCAAAATTAATATTATCTTTACTTACATAAAGTATATCTGTTCTAGCTAGATAATATGTAACATCTGCATCTGTATTTACATAAGATACAGGAAATACTGATGTCTCAAAATTTAAATAGTCACTGCCATTGATTCTTTTCGGTCTAAAATCTAAACAATCAACTAAATTATATTCTTTAGAATCAACAACAGATTTATATGTTGGAATTTCTCTATAATAAGTTTCAGGATAAGAATCTGCAGTACATGGTCCGTCTCCTGTATGTGTAAAATAATCATAAGCTACAAGAACGTTTCCTGGAATTTGAGATGTTGCACCTACAAATTTCACAGAACCATGGTCATACCAACCATCCTTTTGACCGTCGGATAATATAAAATCATTAGATACTACTTGTAATCTAGACCAGTTATTGGTTTCCAATACACTTACATTTGATGATGGTCTAATAGCATTGTATATAGAGCCATCATCAATAACGACTTCATTATAATCATACGATACGTTAGAAACCCAACGTCCTTTAAACTTATTATTATCTATTAATTTATATACTCCATGATGTTTAGCAATATCTGAAATTTTTAAATTATATTCAATTTCTGCATTAGTAACATTAACAAATTGATAAGCGTCTTTTACTAATGTTTTTGTTCTAGGTGTAAGATTATCAGATTGTACTAAAAATTCTATATCAGCAACACCATTAAAAGTATTATCTCCTAAATTAATAGTTGCTATACTAGAATCAGATGATATTGTTACCGAACCTTGTGAAAAATTAAAAACACCGTTACCTACACTTGCAGTTGCTCCAGATTTAACACTTATAATAAAGTTTGTTCTTGCGGTACTTGCAACAACTACACCATCTCCCTGTGGAAAAGTTTCTGGATATAGTAAAGTTTTTGTAAATATGCCATTTGAGAACACGGCATTTCTAAGGACTCTTGAATACGTTGTTCTAATATTTTTTATAGATTTAATGAATTCTTTAGAACCAACTTTAAACACCAAAGCATCTGAAGAACGCGGATCTATAATTGTTAAATTATTTCTAGAATCTAATCCAGCGGCAGCAATATTGGCATAGAAAAATGGTTGGCCATATGATGCAGATGTTAGATGGCTTGTTTTAGCGTTAGCAACACCTACAATACTTTTAACTTGTTTTGCGTTAATTAAACCATCAGCAAAAGGACTACCGTTTAAAACTTGAGAAAATGCTTTTGTAGTTGTAGTTAATCTTGTATAATCGCTTGATAAAGAATTACTTAAAATACTTTCAGCAAATTTTCTTTTAGTTATTGCAATGTCTCTTCCATCGGCCACCCATTGTCTATACCAATATGCAACTTCATCTACTTCCGGTTCTCTATATAAAGCATAGGATGGAGTATTTGCAACTCCATAATTTCCTAATAATGTAGATGCTGTGGGGGATGAAAAGAATGTGTCGGCAATAAATTGCCCATCTACTACACTAATTCCGTATTTAGCTGACCATGCTTCCCAAGTTGCAGGAGCATCTTGTACTGTAGAAAAATTGTGATAGAAAAGTTTAAATTGTGTGCCGGTACCTAAAGAACTATCATATTCAATATTTTTAAATACTACCTCACCAACCTTAGTTGCGCTTGTTGTTGGATTAGTTATGCTATGCATTTCAAGGTAGATTTCACCCTGGGTAATATTATCCGCTTTTGGAATAATCATATTACTGCCGCCTATAAAGTTTAAATCCTTTATACGCATGTAATTACCTTGGGTGGTTGTAATATTATACCCGGTTTTTGTTTCTGTATTAATTGGTCTAGGAATGTTTATTTCTGTGGTTGAAATTGTAGTAACTTCTCTACCACCAACATACGCTTTACCGCCAGACACATTAATCTTAAGATTTGGATCCTGATCTGTTGTTGATACGGGCGTAATGATAAATTCATTAACCACATAATTTCCAGACTCATCATACGTTCTTTGTTCTATTTCTCTTCGTAGTTCACTTTCAGTTCCCGTATCTGTAACATATTCAATCTCACCTTTGTTAATTGTTAACAAAGGAATAATATTTTCTGTTGTATCTGCCTTTAAATCTGCATTTAAATCAAAACTTGCAATAGACAAATCAAATTTTAATCTATCTGCGCCGGGAGCAAAGTAATTGGAACTTCCTATTGCAGGATCTAATAAAGATGTGTCATCGGAACTAGTGATAATTTGTTCATTTACAAACAGACCAATAACCTTTGAAGGGCTGCCTGTATTTTTATCTGGTACAAGTTTTTGTAGATTGTTTCTAATCAAATAACCATTTCTATAGAAATATGAAACGTCTTGGGTGACGATAGAAGTTGGGCAAGTTCCTCGTTTAATATATTGAATATTCTCTTCATCTATAGTTGCGCCCGGTGCAACATCTACAATTAATTCAAGTGAGCTTTTTACTTCTGTAACATAAACTGTTTTTGTAATTCTAGAATGAACTAATTGGTCACCAACTTCAATTAAAGTTGTTGGGTTAGATAAAATAATTGACTTAGAAAAAGGAGTTGTTGTCGATGTGGCATTTTTAACAACATCTGCTTCAACAACTGCAGTTAAAGTAGTTGTTATTCTGTTTAGTGCTTCAGTAATAGTATCGTAAAAATATAAGACATCTCTTTCAGCAAAAATGCCATTATCTGTAGTATTGAATTTTTTTAAACTAATTACAATAGAAGGAAGATCTCCAATACTAGGATCGTCTCTTTCAAATACAAATTCTACATAACCAACAATATTAGAATTTTCACTGGTGACATATTTACCTAAAAAATCAGATATTGCAATAGTATTCCCCGAAGCATTTCGATCCAACAATCTAACAGTTCTTGCATCTAAATTAACGCTTGGCTTAGTACCCGTTACCTTTTGTCCATCGGTAAATAGATAATCCCCAACACGTTTAATTTGATTTTGTAGAATTGTTTGAGTCTGATTCAATTCTCTAGATTGAACTGCGACTCCGGGTTTGAATAAAACTTTGTGAAAGTTTTTATCTTCGGTATAGTCATCAAAATATGGTGATACGCTTGTGTCGATTGCCATTCTTTTTCCTTAAAATTCTATTACAAGGTGTAAATTATCTGTTTGATCAGCTGATCTTGTTATTGGGTTTTTATTTTCGATATAATATATTTCACCTTTATTTGGCAAAATTTCAGGATACAATAGATTTGAAACTATTGCTGTTGCTCCCGATGCTTTACCTAATACTATTTCTCCGGGGACAAACTTGTTATAATTGCTAGTTAAATCGAATGATCTAATAAATTTTATATAACCATTGCCAGAAGTCACATTAGTTGTTACCACGTACGCATTTGCTAAACTAGTTGTTCCCTCAATAAATTCATTTTGTGCAAAATTTCCAACTACAGATCGTAAATAAATTCCCGATAATGCTGTTAGTGTTAAAGCATTAGCTATGTTATTATATGAGTCTTTTGGATTTTTAATTATACCAAGTCTTCTAAAAGAAAATTTGCCTGGGAAATCTCCAAAGCCTTCATTGTATTCTGTTTTAACATTAATCATTAAAAAGTGAGATCCTAACTCAATAACAGGATCATAACCATGCCCATCAATAGGACTCACTATTGCCTTAATATTTGCATATTTACCTGAACCTGTACTATCATTAATGATTGCAGTTGCATATCGATAGTTTGTTCCTATGTTTGTATATGAAAAATCATATAGAACACCCAAGCTTAATTTAGGGGTAATCTCGGCATTTTCTCCATCGCCAGATATTGATATAGTGGATGTTGTAGAATAATCTAAACCACCATTAATAATTTTAATTTGTTCTATTGCCCCGCCTTTAGCATTAACAGAAACATCATCATCTTTTAAAACTGGCATCCAATTATTTGTTAGAAACTTTAACCTGTTGCCTGTAGAAATATTATATAGATATTTCCATCTATAGTTATCTGATAGTGTTACAATATCTCGACTTCTACCCGTTGGCTCAATTTTAGATTTAGAGTCATTATTGTTACTTATACACTTATATACATTAAATTCGCTATTCAATATATAGAAAGATTTATCAAATAAATTTTCATCAGCATTATCAAACTCGGCATATACAGTATCATAATTCCAGTCTATTCTTCTAACAACGTTGATTATACTATCGGGTAGTATACGCTTTAAGCTAACCATTTCGTCCCAAATTTCCGTAATCGTTTCCTGATTATCTTTTGGTATAGGTACGTCAGAGTCGCCGCCCTGCCACGTATTAGGTTTAGCTAAAAACATATACAAAGAATTGCCGCTAGATATCGAAAGATTATCTATGAAATTCTTAGAATTGTTTATCTTTAATTGTTTGGTTACTATATTAGACATCTATTTATTTATTGCGGATTGGTTTGCAGAGATACAATATCTACGGTTAATGGTGATGTATAAACACTAAATATTTCGGTGTTACTGGCCTTCAATGAGCCTTTGATACTATCTACATTTAACGAAGAATACGTAAAAATTTCCGAATCATTATTAATACTCACACCTGCATAATTTAAATTTTCGGGGTCTGTTTCATTATTTATTTCACTAAAAACAGCAAATCCTGCAGGGTGTAATACATCTTTTACAGATGTCATCCAGTCATCTATTGATCTAGAAGATCTGATAACATAAGAAAATGGTTGATAATATACCCCCGACTCTTCAGTTGCAAAAGGGGTTTTTCCTTGAATTACCATATAGTTAGATAATTCTCCAGATGCATCTTCCCACCCTCCCAATTTAGTAAACATACCGCCAATGTTAGCAGTTAAAACCGCGGGCTCCAAAAATGTAACTACAGAATTACCCGAAAATGTTTCTGTACTTTTTAGATAAGTATTACCGGAATCTCGTATACCAACAATACCCGAACCTGTAGATAGCCCATCGTCGGTAAATACACCTAAATAAAAATACTCAGTTGGTTCAAAAATAAAATCATCTACAGTAGTAAATGTAACTGAGGAAATATTACTTAATGCATTTGCAGTTGGCTCATATAACGGCGGAAATATTCCATTAAAGGATGTAAGACCGACAAAATCATTTTCATTTAAATTTGTTGCTGGAAACAGCTCGCTAGGACTATCCCAACTTGTCCAAGGTATTATTCTATAAAATACATTAGTACCAGCAGGAATATTATCCCCATTAACAGTAAATGTAACATTTGCACCTTCAACTATCATAGATTGATCTGCACTAACCCTTAATTTTTTGGATGCAGTTGTAGAGCTATCATATACTAATGCGGTACCGTTAATTTCCAAAGAATATGGAAAATCGGGATTGAGTAACATTACTATATTTTCATCACCTTCTAATGCATTATCTTCAAGTAATTGTAATACAACACTTGCCGTAGTATCATATGTAGAATTTGCCTGAAAAATTAAATTTCCCGATACTGGAAAATTATATAAGTCCGCATTTTGTATACCAACTAATGTATAAGGGACACTTGTGCCTACGGGAACATATTTTCCTGTTACATTAAATGTAACAATTTCACCTTCATATAATGATTCCCTATCAGGTCGAATATAAAATTCGGCAATATTGGCAGGAGTCGTTGAAGTATCTGTAATAGTTATTCCTATAGATTCACTTCTTCCTGGTCCGGTCAATCGTAATAGTAAAGTTTCGCCACCCTCTGTTCGTAAATCATTCACTAAGTTTAATATTATTTCAGCTTCATCGTTTTGTATAAGAAAATTTCCAGACAATCCAGATATTTTAGAAAATCCCGAAGTTGCAGTAAAATCTAAAGAATTAATACCTATGCCCGATATAGTAAAAGGTACAAGAGTATTCTGTGGCAAACCCGGTACATTTAAAGAAAATTTTACAGAATCTCCTTCTGGCAATACTGGTCTACTAACTGATAAATTATATGCCATTTTTAAAATCCTGGATATTTAAATCTTATTGATCTGATATTTGGTACAGATACAACTTTTACGTTATGTGAAGTATTATCTACCGGACTTAATATATTTCCTGTATACTTAATATTCAATAATGTCCCTTTTGTTATATTATGCTCTGCGGGGAATGTAATAGTAACGACACCGCCTTTAATTGAATATTTTCCATTAATACTTTCCGTAGGGGCTCCTGCATCTATTATACTATTGTTACTATAGTTAATTCCAGAATTCTCAGTTTCAATTCCTATTATTGCACCAAACCTATTAACTTCTGATATTTTAGCTTTTGCCGATATACCATTTCCTTCAATATCTATAATACTTTTAATGGGGCTACCTTTTTTATATCCCCTCTTGCCATCCACAATATCTATTTTAGAAATAACCGAATATAAACTTGCAGATAAATTAGATTTATCTATTGCATTATCTAATAGTACAGATTTTATTGCGTTGATTTTTTCGCCTCCAGCGAAAATCCCTTTGGTACTTTTTGTGTCTAAAATTAATTCATATACATCAAAACTACCTATATTGATTTTTTGTACATCATCTACAATTGCTGTTGCTTTAGAAATTTCACCTGCAATTTCTGTATTTTTAAAATCAAATATATTTTGTCTAGCATCAGATTGTTTAACTCGCAAAGCAGTTGGGATATTCCATTTTCCAGATGATGTTTTTAATACTATATCATATGGATAGAAAAATTCAATGGTTTCTTTATATAGAATATTGAAAAGAATTCGATATGCGGTCTCTGTTCCTTTTCTATTATAGATTTCTCTTATTCGTTTTATTAAAGCTCTATTATCTGCAATATTAGACGAAGAAACATCTTGTGCATAATTAGCTAAAAACTTAGTAATCATTTCTTCGGATGTCTCATCAATGTCCGCATATTTAGTAATATCCTGAAGCAATTCTTGTGCTTGATTATTTTGCTCTAAAAACTCATAATATGCTTTTAAGAAAGTTACAAACATTCCATAATCTGTTTGCACAAAATCTGGTAATTGGTTTTCAATTAATAATGATAATCTGTTTTGTATCTTTGAGAAAGGATTTTCAGCGCCAGCTCCAGAATGAAGGGTATATATTAATGGGTCTTTTTCTTCACCGTAACTAAAATAACTATCCGCAGAATAAAATTCACCGTCTCTATCAAAAAATTCAGTTACTTGATATATGCCTTGCCCACCTCGATTTATATCTTCTTGTATTGCTTCTTTTCTTGTTAAGAATACCGGATAGAACCAGCCAGTAAAGCTATTCCTAAATTTATTAGTTTTCGAGATGCCATTTATTTTTAATGGACCCGATAATTCTACAGTATCAAAAATTGTTGTCATATTATTCTACTGTTACTGTTACCGTTAATCCGGATGTTCTTTTAGATGCAGTATCTGTTTTGCCGTCATCTATAACTAATATTAAATCTCTTGTAGATGAAATATCCAATTCTGTAATTCTAGAATATATTCTAATATCTGTTGCATTTTCAAGATAACCTGTTGGATTTAATCTATCAAAAGATATTTCCCCCGCAGTGTAATTAACTGTTCCTATAGAAGATACTAAAACGGTATTAGTATAAAAATCTAATAGATCTAAAGTTCCCGTTGTCGATGATGTAATATTATCTTGTAAATATGCAGTGTATACTACTCCATTTACTGTATAATAAAATGCAGTAGAAGTTATACTACCCGAAACTAACTTATTGGCAAATTTTATAATTGAAGAACCAGTATATCCATTTTGTGCGCCTATAACAGGGACAATTCTTTTTTGTACCTTTATTGTAGATACATTTCCAATAATGGATAAATCTATAGCATCAATCTTTTTAGACATTTTAGAATATATAAAATTCTTATTGAATTTTTGTAATTCGGTTTTGAAATAATTTTCAATTTCTGAACGTACTAAAATTTCAATTTGAGATGCTGTGTATCTAGAATTTTTAGATGAGAATTTAATTTTTGTATCTAGATTAATATAAAGATAATTAGGGTCAATAAATTCTGGTACTACAGACATTACCTTTTTGTCTGCTAGTATTTTAGTTTTAATATTATTTTTAATAGCATCGCTTACAGTATATCCTTCATATGGCTTTAAGGATATTATAACTTTACCGTACATTGGAGGAACATTATCTTCTCCGCCCCAAACCGAAATAGATTCAACCAAAGGATAATTTGCTTCAATTATTGCTTTATAATCGGATGCAGTAACTGCTCTATTATATGATGATAAGAAACGCGGAGCTTTAAATTTAATTTCATCTATAGTATCTCCTACATCACCTCCGGACGAGTTTGTAGTTGCAACTATACTGCTATTTAAAACAACACCACCAACTGTGGATCCTAATGAAAACACCTGCGTTATATTACCCGATACATTGCAAGAATCTCCGTTACTAACTAAATATTCGATTGTTACTATGTTTCCAGGTTTTAATTTTTCTCCAAGAACATTGTCTCCAAAAAATATCTCATAAAATCCTGATGGATTTTCTTCAATAAAGAATACTTTTTCAGTAGAAGTAACTCCTGATAAATTTTCAGCTAAAGTAAATGTTGTTGTAGTTAAATCTGTATATGAATTTTGAACACTTACTCTTAAAGTACTCGTATCCACATTTTTATTAGGTATTGTATATTTTTCACTTGGGCCAGATACATCTACTCTATAAGAATATACTAAAGGAACTCCCTCAACAATTTCAACATCAGTAAAAGAATATACCCCATCTAATGGTGATATAGTAACAGCATCAAGATTCACAAAAGTATATTGTTGACCATTAATTGTAGTTGTAAAAGGTGAAAACTTAGGTAATGTTAATGTGGAAGGATTGCCTGTGGGGTCTGGTACTGTAAATGCTACTTTTGCTCTAGCACTTCTATATGATAGAGGAGTATATCCTAAGTGCTTGGCAATAGATACCGCAGATTCTCTTTTAACTGCAGAATCTAAAAACATCTCATTCGCAACCATATTTCCTAAATACGCATTATAATGAGTATTATAAGATAAAAGATCTATTAATATAGAAAGGCTAGATGCGTCAAAATCATAATCTTTAAAAATAAGATTATTATCTTTATCTCTGTAATTGGTTAGAAATTGTTTTAGATTCGTTTTAATTGAATCAAAGTCTAGTTCTGCTATTCTGTAATTAGACATTATCTTACTCTACTTATTAAAGTTTGAATTGTTATAGGTGCTTCTGTATTTCTTAATGTAAAAGTAATATTAACATCTAGATCATTTACATCTGCTGTTTCTGTAATCTTAACAGAAATTAATCTTACCCTTGGCTCGAATTTCTCAATAGATTCTTTTATTGTTCTTTCCATTGCAATTTTCACTGCAGATGAAAATGGTTCGAATAATAAAGAATGTATTTGTGTGCCTATTTCAGGATGAAAGTGTCTCTCAAAATTTCTAGTTCTTAATAAATGCTTTAATGCAGTTTTGACTGCATCTTCATCTGTTTTTAAGTATAAATCTTTAGTAAACGGATTAGCCTTAAAAGAAAGGTCTAAATCTGAAAATTGTTTTATATCTCTTGAGGTTGCCATATGATTATTTATTATGCTAAATTAACCAATTTAGTATATTTAGACTGATGGTTAACGAATGTTTGTACGTTAGGATATGAAGATTTAACCAAAGATCCATCATATGTTAAAAATGATACATGAATCCAAGCAGATTTTAATTTACTACTTCCGGGTTGAAAGTAATATTCTAATATTATCTGTCGGTGTGGAACATTTGCTACGATCCATTCTGCGATTGCTTTATATTCTCGTTTATCTGTATTAGTAAATTTAATATCTGCAGCTGCACCCAATCCATGATCGCTTTTCTCGGATATACTTCCGAATACTTGAGAAGTACTAGATCTAAAAGCGCTAGTTATTTTCATATCTGGATATTTGGCTTTAATAGGATCTAAACAATTAACTACTAATTGTTTTAAATTATAAACAATTTGCTGTTCTGTCAATCCTCGTTGCGCTGTTAAACCGCCATCTTGTAACATATCCCCAAGTGTAAATATTCTATTTTCTTTTTTGGATAATATAAATGATCTTGGAAAATATTTAAATTGTCTTATTTCGTTAAGATCCGAATTTACAATTAATTCGGGATTGCCCGTACTACTAGAATTTTGAGAAGTTGAATCTGTAGTGGAAATTTTAGTCCTCATTTTGCTATTAATTAATCCAGATTTTTCTAATAGCTGTTGATACGTGCTAGAATTATCTTCATTAGAATCAAATAAGTAATTAGACTTAGCTAATATTTCTCTTGGTAGTACTGGTACTTCAGTATTATCTGGAGTTTTACTAGCCGGCCTTGGCAATACTGCGTATGCAATTTCTCTTACTCTATTGGCACCCATTTTAGTTTTAACTATTGCTGCATCTAATAATAATGCCAATCCACCTTTTATACTAAATGTGCCTGTTGTTCCTGACTCCATAGAAATATCACCAGATGCTTTTTGTGTCATAGAACCACCTTTGGCATACAGATTAATATCTTTGCCCTGTATATTAAAGTCTCCATTTGTGACCATCGTAATACTTTTATCGGCGGATACAATA